GGAACATATCAAGTGTATTTTGGTGATGGTATACTAGGTAAAAAATTATCAAATGGCAATATTGTAAACTTATCATATATTGTTACACAAGGTACGGCATCTGCTGGCGCTAATAGTTTTGTAATCATGAGTACCGTTGGTGGTTTTTCAAATACAACCACAACTTCTATAACTGCGGCCTCTCAAGGTGGTGGAAAAGAAAGTATTGATTCAATTAAATTTCAAGCACCAAAATCATTTGCCGCACAAGGTCGTGCCGTTAGTAAAAACGATTATATCACTGCAATTCAACAGAACGATTTAGGTTATAGTTTTGACGCTGTAAGTGTTTGGGGTGGGGAAGAAAATAACCCACCAATCTATGGACAAGTGTTTGTTTCTATAAAACCAGCCGGTGCTTATAGTTTGACTGCAACACAAAAACAAAGAATTATTGCTGATGTAATTAATCCAATCTCAGTAGTAACAGTTACTCCTACAATAGTTGATCCTGATTATACTTACCTAAAATTAGTTGTTAATTTAGTGTATGACCAAACCAAAACATCACAAACATCAACACAAATTGCTGAAGGTGTAAAGACTGCTATACAAAATTTTGGTACCAACACTTTAAATACGTTTAATTCTACATTTAACTCATATGATTTATTAACTGCTGTTCAAAATTATAGTCCAGCAATACTTTCAAGTGAGTATAAGTTACAGTTACAGAAAAAATTCTTACCTAATTTAACTAACCCAACAACATACAATTTATATTTTGATACTCCGTTACAGACAAATAGGTATACAACTGGTATCAATAGTTATCCTGGTATGTCATTTAGAGATACGGTTAACTTTGCTACGATTATTGAAGGTGTTTATATTGAAGAAGTACCAACATCTACAAATTCAGTAGAAACTATTTCTGTTATTAATCCTGGATTTAGTTATACTACAGCACCAACTGTTACAATCTTAGGTGATGGTACTGGAGCTACTGCTCATGCTGTGGTTTCTGGAACTGGTTACATAACAAATATTGTTGTAGATGATGGTGGTAATGGTTACACTAGCGCATTAGTAATAATTACTGCTGCTGACGGTGACACTTCTGGCCAAAATGGTGCTGCAATTGCTAATTTATCTGGTCGTTATGGAACTCTGAGAACTTATTATAACAATACTACTCAAGTTAAAACTATAATAAACTCCAACATAGGTACTGTAGACTATCAAACTGGTACAATTACATTAAATTCTTTTGCTCCTTATGATGTTGCTGATCCATTAGGACAATTCTCAGTTATAGTAACACCAAGTTCATCAATTATATCTTCATCATATAATAAAATTATTACAATTGATCCTTTCGATTCACAAGCCATAACAGTTAATGTTACAGCCAAAACATGATAGAATCAGGCCAAAAAACATCTTTATTAGTACCATCACAGTTACCTGAATTTATTCGGGATAATCCTGACTATTCAAATTTCGTATTGTTTTTACAAGCATATTATGAATGGTTAGAAGAAACAAATAATGTTACTGACCGTACTAAAAATTTATTAAATTATAAAGACATTGATGAAACTACTACTGAATTTTTAGATTATTTCTATAATGATTTTCTATCTTATTTTCCAACTGAAATATTGGCAGATAAACAAAAAGTCATTAAAATTGCCAAAGAACTATACCAATCTAAAGGTACGCCAGCATCATTCCAATTTTTGTTTAGAATTCTATATAATTCTGATGTTGATTTTTTCTATACAAAAGATGCTGTATTAAAAGCATCCTCAGGTAAATGGTATGTTGCCAAAAGTTTAAAATTGGCTAGTGATAGCCTAGATTATTTGGAAACCAGTCAATTAAGAATTCTTGGTGAAACAACCAAGTCAATTGCAACTATTGAAACGGCAACAATAACTGGTGCCAAAGCTGAAGTATTCATTTCTGATATTCAACGATTGTTCCAATCTGGTGAAATTTCCAGAGTTGTAGATGCAAATAATCAAGATGTATACTTCAAAGATGGTAAAATAGTTACGTCCACGACGCCAGGTGCAACGATCCTAAGGTCTAAAATAGTTGGTCAGATTAGTCAATTAAAAATAAGTCCAACGCTTAGAGGTCTCCTATATCGTCCTGGTGACCCGGTAGTTATTGAAGGTGGTTTAAATTCACCAACAGGTGTTGGTGCTACTGCTATTGTGGGAACAACCACTTCAGGTTCTATACAACGTATCAATGTGACTAATGGTGGTTATGGATTTCGTGCATACCCAAATTCTGTAATTGAAATAACAAATGGTGGTGGTGCTCTTGCAATTATTGGTAGTTTAGACCCAACTGCAGCAAATACTGCCAATGTGACTATTCCAGTTGATTTTATTGGACTTAAAACCTCAGTAGTAATTGGAAATACAAATTATTTTTTTGCTAATGTAGCAAATTCAAATGCGGCCACAACTTTAGCAAACGCATTTTCTTTTGTTTCATTTACAACATATCCTATTTCTTCTATACTTGTACAAAATTCTGGTGGTGGTATTTCACAATTACCTACAGTTCAGGCTAGGTCTTATTATGATACAGAATATGGTGCATCACAAGGTAATTTGGCAAGTTTAGGAATTTTGGCTCCAATAAAAATTATCAACCGTGGAGTTGGTTATGTAGCCAATGATAAAATTAATATTATTGGAGGTTCTGGATTTGGAGCACAAGCAAATGTAACAAGTGTAAATGCAAATGGTGCAATATCAGCTGTCTCATATGTTTTACCTTTAAGTAACCCACAAAGACTACCATTAGGTGGTATGGGTTATAAATCAAGTAATTTACCAACACTCTCAATTACTTCAGCAAATGTAGCAGCATCTAATGCTGAATTAGTGATATCAGGAATATTAGGTGCTGGCGCAGAATTTGATGTTTCAGTTGACCGTGTTGGTTCTATCACATCAATTAATTTACTTGAATATGGCGAAGATTATATTGCAGCACCTAATGTTTCATTAAGAGTACAAGATATTGTAGTATCAAATGTTGTGGTGTCTAATTTACCACAATCTGGAGATATAGTTTATCAAGGCACAAGTAATACAAATTTTACATATCAATCTACTGTTTCAGATATACAATTATTAGTACCTTATTCCGATCCAATACAATCACTCTGGAGATTAAGAACTTATAATTACAATTCTCTTCCAAATATTCTTTCAAAAATTAAAGTTGATAATAAAACTATTGTGATGGATATGTCAAACCAATATCCTACATTTAATGTGCTTACAAGATTTAATGAAAGTGGTGTAATTACTTACGGAGATGGTACAGCAAGAGCAAATGCGTCTTTCTTAAACGGATTGGTAATCAGTCAAGGACAATACTTAGACACCACAGGACAACCTAGCTCATTTGATGTTCTACAAAGTGAAAACTATAATAACTACACTTATCAAATTACATTAGAAAAAGAGATAGACAAATATAGAACAACATTGTTAAACTTAGTACATCCAACCGGTATGAAAGTTATTGGTAGGTACGCTTTAAAATCTAATTCTGAATATAATTTTGCTTTCTCAGATTATATGGAACAAGGAGCACCACTATATTATCACACAGGAAGTACGAGTTCATATGCAGAAATAACTAGCACATGGACAAATTATAGTAACAATATTATTAAACTGTATACACTCAATGGTGCAAACATACAAACATTTATAGCTACAGGTAACTCTATCACATTAACAACTTCTGGTGGATTTAAAGTTCACTCAGAAATTTTATCAGTCAGTAATACAGCGTCAAATACTGTTACACTAAAAGATAATGTATGGTTAACCTTTGCAAATGTGGCATATGTTTCTGGGAATACTGGAGAATCTGTCATAAATATAAGAAGCATAACGAATTCTTATAATATCATCAATAATGGAATTTATAGTGATCCGGCATACCCAATAAAAGATATAGTATATGCTGGTGATAAAGTTCTTTTTGCAAATAATACAGAAAAAGTGGTATCTAGTGTTGATTATGTTCAGAGTCGTATAACATTAACAACAAATCTTTCTGCTAATACAAGTAATGGTTTAATGTCGGTTCAAAGAACTGTATCTACTACAAATGTTAGACTCGATGATGTTGTGGAATAAACATAAATAAAATATGGCCAATCAAAATTTACTAACCTATAATTCAAAAGTAACTCAGGTAAAGCAAGACTTCTATGCTCCTGTAGCTATATTTCCAGGTACAACTTCTGTTGTAAGCACAGTATATGCTTTCTTAGCTCATGTTACTCCTTGGGTTAGTGATACTAATCCACCAGTTCCTACACAAGACCAACAAAATCTTAAAAATATATACAAAAGTATGTTTGTGGCCAAAAAAATTACGTCTAATGATATTAGTCCCGTAATTGAAAGAATCAATTGGGTTTCTGGTACTGTTTATGATTATTACCAAGACAATATTGATATGTTTGCTGTTAATGGTTCTGGTTTTTTACAAAAGAAATTTTATGTAAAAAACAAATACGACCAAGTGTTCAAATGTCTTTGGAATAAAAATGGTGTTGCTTCTACGGATGAACCTTATTTTCAACCAGGAACATACGGAAACTTTAATATCTATAGTGGATCAGATGGTTATAAATGGAAATTTATCTACACTCTACCTATTGGTTCTAAACAGAAATTTATGGACACTATTTGGATGCCTGTTCCTGTTGGTGCTAACACAATCGTAGCGGGAATTACTGCTGGTGGTTGTGGAAATATAGATATTATTGGTGTTGTCAATGGTGGTTCTAATTATGATCCTGCCAATTCTGTAATTACTGTAGCTATTACTGGTGACGGAACTGGGGCGGCCGCAACCGCTGAATCGGCTAATGGTGTAATTACTAATATTATAGTAACAAATCAAGGCTCTAATTATACATTTGCAAATTCAGCAATAGTATCAGCCAATGGTTCTGGTGCAATACTCACAAGTCCTGTATCTCCAATTGGAGGCCACGGATTTGACGCCATGGATGAATTAGGATGTACAAAAACAATGTATACAGCAGAATTTAATGGTTCTGAAGGTGGTTTAATACCAACATCTATTGATTATCGTCAAGTTGGTTTATTAATAAATCCAACAGCATTAAGTTCTTATCCTGCACCAGCAAACGGAGCAATCTATCAAGTAGCAACTAATGTTTTGACTGCTTCTGGTTTTGGTGTTTTTGGAAATGATGAAACTGTTTATCAAGGATCAAGTTTAGCCACGGCTAGTTATTCTGCCACAGTTCTAGATTTTAATACTTCAACCAATATTGTTAGGTTGATAAATATAGTCGGAACTCCAACATTGAATTCACCATTGTTTGGCAATTCAACAGGAACAACAAGAACATTATTATTTGTTAATGATCCAGACTTTCAAATATTTTCAGGTTATATCTCATATGTTGAAAATAGGTCAGGTATTCAAAGAAGTGCTGATGGAATAGAACAATTTAGATTTGTCTTAGGTTACTAAAGGGAATAAAATG